TATTAGCGCTGGTATCCAACGAGGCAAGAATGGCATAATCTTCCCAGGACCTGATTCTGCACAAGCACAGTTGTATGAAAAGCTTCCAAATAACCTTCGTGCTGTAGTAAAAGACCTAGGAAAAGGATTTGAAATAAGAAAAGTGCCCCTACAGTATGAGGACGGGTCTACAATTGATCGCTATGGTGTTTTTTGGCAAGAAGATGCAGGGAAAAGAATTAACAAAGAAGGCGTTCGCTTTAATAAAGGCGGCCTGGTAGGAAAATAATGACATTTAGGAATAAACATGGCTATTGAAAAAAACCTACCGGAAGATGACGAGCAAATCGACATCTTGATGCCTGAATCCACAGCGCCTGCTGAGGAAAGCGACATTGAGATTATCTTGGAAGATGACGGAGGTGTTACCGTTGAAATGGGCGAAGAAGACCATGACGAGGTGCCTTTCGATGCCAATTTAGCTGAAATCTTAGACGAAGATGAGCTTGCACACCTATCTAGCGACCTGATGGACATGCTAGATAATGACAAAGCTTCTCGTGGCGACTGGGAAAAGCAGTATTCCAAGGGCTTAGAGCTATTAGGCTTTAAGTACGAGGAGCGTACCAAGCCCTTTAAAGGCGCTTGCGGCACGTCCCACCCTTTATTGACAGAAGCCATTATCCAATTTCAGTCACAAGCATTTAAAGAGCTAATGCCTTCCGAAGGCCCTGTCAAAACACAGGTACTGGGTAAAGAAACTCGTGAAAAGCTAATGAAAGCAGAGCGGGTTAAAGAGTTCATGAACTACGAGCTCACCTGCGAGATGGAAGAATACACTCCAGAGTTCGATCAACTCCTGTTTTACACAGGTTACGGTGGATCTACCTTTAAAAAGGTATACGAAGACCCGTTGACCAGGCGCATGGTCAGTAAATTATGCTTACCAGACGACGTTTACATCCCTTATAACGGCTCTTCTATTGTTTCTAAGTGCGATCATGTCACACACAAGACCGCAATGAGCGAAAACCGCTATAACGAACTGGTTTACGAAGGTTTTTACATTGATGTAAATCCCCAACTAGCTACTTATTCGTCCCCTTCGGACTCTATTAAAGAAGCTATTGATAAAACAGTCGGCGTTGCCCCTAATGGTGAGCAGCAAGAACTATTTTTCTATGAGTTTCACGTGAATCGTAACCTTAGCGGGTTCGAGGACAAAGATGAAGATGGCGAAGAGACTGGAATTGCCCTTCCTTACATCATTACGATAGAAGAAAGCTCTAATAAGGTTGTTGGCGTGCGTCGCAACTGGAAAGAAAAGAATGGCCGCAAGGTTCGTAAAGAGTTTTTCATTCATTACGTACTAGTAGAGGGCCCTGGGGCCTATGGTCTTGGTTTTGTACACCTTATTGGTGGCTTAGCTAAGTCCGCTACTTCCGCTATGCGTCAATTGATTGATGCCGGTACCTTGTCTAACCTTCCTGCTGGCTTTAAAGCCAAGGGTGCTCGAATCCTAAATGACGACGTACCTTTGCAGCCAGGTGAGTGGCGTGATATTGACGCTGGAGGGGCGGACCTTGCTTCTTCATTGCTTCCATTGCCATACAAAGAGCCAAGTCAAACTTTATATGCCCTTTTAGGTTATTGTGTAGAAGCAGGACAGCGTTTAGCCTCTATTGCAGACATGCAAGTAGGTGATGGTAACCAACAAGCAGCCGTTGGAACGACTATTGCCTTGCTGGAAAAAGGTTCCACCATTATGTCGGCTATTCACAAGCGTATGCACTATGCACAGCGCCTTGAGTTTAAGCTTTTAGCCGAAGGTTTTGGTGAGTGCCTACCCGAAGAGTACCCATACGATGTACCAGGCGCAAGTCGCAAGGTCAAGCGTACTGACTTTGACGGTAGCGTAGACGTACAACCTGTTGCAGACCCTAATATCTTCTCAACAGCCCAACGTATCACTTTGGCGCAGACACAGCTACAGATTGCCCAGTCCGCTCCTAACATGCATAACCTGTACGAGGCCTATCGCCGTGTATACGAGGCATTAGGCACAAAAAACATTGACGCTATCCTTACGCCACAAAACCCAGACCTACCAAAAGACCCTGCAACGGAGAACGGTGATGTTTTGGATGGAATGGCGTTAAAAGCGTTCGCTGGACAGCAGCATGACGCTCATATCATGAGCCACCTCATGCAGGGCTTGTCTCCAATCCTTCAAGGCAACCCGGCAGCCGCCGTGGTATTGCAAAAGCATATTCTCGAGCACGTCAAAATCGGAGCCGAAGAAGATGTTGAAGCAGAGCTTTACAAAGTTCATGGCCTTGATCCAAAACACTTGATTTCTGACATCCAGCGAGAAGGGATGATCGCTATGGCGATTGTCAATAAGCTCCAGCAGATTAAAGACCTCCAGCAAAAGCTGATGGGTAACCAAGAAGACCCATTAGTAGCACTGAAAAAGCAAGAGCTCCAACAAAACGCAGCAAAAGCGGATAAAGAGATTCAAGTAGATCAGCAGCGCTTACAGCTGGACCAAGCAGACAAGCAAAAGCAAGACGAAATAGACATGAATCGCATTCGTTCTAACGAACAGATTGCGCAATTCCGTGGCAATATTGCAATGCAAAAAGAACAAAACAAAACACAATTTGGAGGCCCAAATGCCGCTCAAAACCGGAAGCAGTAGAAAAACAGTGAGCTCTAACATTAAAGAGCTTGTCGACAGCTATAAAAGCCGTGGTAGCATTGGCTCCAGCAAACCCAAGTCAAAGGCTGCTGCAGTTAAGCAAGCCGTGGCTATTTCACTAAAGGAAGCAGGCATGCAAAAGAAAGCTAAAGGCGGCGTATTATCCATCCCTACGTCAGGTGCCATCTCTGTAAAAGGAATTGGCATACAAAGAAAAGCTAAAGGTGGAACTGTTTCCACGCTTTCTACTAGCGCAATGAAGCAACCTAAAAACATTGTAAGTAGCCAAGAGAAAAAGATTAAAGCTCGTGGCGGCAGTATTGTTTTTAAACGAGATGGTAAATTACCGGTAGGCATTTATTAATTTGTTGTATCATTAGTTTTATTAGCTATCGGAAGGGGCTTAAAGTCCTTCCGCTCATGGTAGAGGAACCATGCTCAAGTTTACTGAAAACTTGCTTCACGAAATCAGACGCTTGCGTCAGGATACAGAACAGCTCGTCATCTCCGGTTCTATGAAGAACATGGAGCAGTATCGCCAAATGATGGGCAGGCTTGAGGGCTACTCGTTTACAGAGCAACTTATACAAGATGCTTTGAGAAAAGATAACGATGATTAACCCTGAAGGAGGAACTGTATGACACTAACTGCGCTGGAGCAAAAGTGGGAAGAGGAAAAGGCCGCTCGTGGACCTGAACTCGATGATGCGTATAACGATGCGTTTCTAGACCCTGGAAAGCTAGATGAGGAAGTACTATCCCGTATTCCAAAGCCTACTGGCTGGAGAATCGCTGTACTGCCCTATCGTGGCACTGATAAATCTAAAGGCGGCATTGTCATGCCGGAAGAATACAAGAAAAAGACCCAATTAGGCACAGTATGCGGTTATGTACTGGCGGTTGGTGATCTTGCGTACATGGACCCTGTGAAGTTCCCTACTGGTGCTTGGTGTAAAAAAGGCGATTGGGTAATATTTGCCCGTTACGCTGGCGCTCGTTTGGAAATTGATGGCGGCGAATTACGTATCTTGAATGATGACGAAATCGTTGGCTTAGTTAACGATCCTGAAGATATTTTGCACCTGTGAGGAAAACATGTCCCAAGTAACTGAAAACCCAACCTATGATATTGATGTCGGAGAGACTTCTGAAGCAGTAGATGTAGATATTTCAGAAAGCGGTGAAGCTACCGTTGCTGAAAAAGACCCTGCACCTCTTGTAGAGATTGTTGCCGATTCTAAAAAAGCCGAAGATAACAGTGGCGAACTAAAAGACTACAGTCAAGACGTTCAAAAACGTATCAGCAAGCTTACGTCCAAGCTGCGTGAAGCAGAGCGTCGTGAAACAGCCGCTATTGAGTACGCTAAAGGCGTACAAAACCAGTTTCAACAAGCTAGTCAACGGGCTAACCAGTCCGACAGAGGTCGGCTAGAGGAAACTAAAAAGCGGGTAGATAGTCAGCTGATGACTATTAAGCAGATTATCAAAAAAGCCCGTGAAGAAGGCGATATTGATACTGAGACTGAGGCACAAGAGCGTTTATCGACCCTTGCTTACGAGCAGCGTCAATTAAACGACTATTTGCAAC